AATTCCCGTAAACTGCCGGACCCCATCCGTAGTGACCCTAATTTTCCTGCGCGGGACAATCTGCCCGTAGTATGTGCCAGAAGCATAGTTGGGGTCAAACAATCTGGCTTGATTATTCAAAGATACGGATAGTGACCCGCTAGAGAATCTGTCAAGGTCGCGGGACTTGCCACGAGCCAAAGACAACTCAATCATGCTGGATGTGATATCGGCGTAAGCCTCCCCGCCCAAAGTGTAAACAATGTTGTCCAGAACCCCAGCAATAAGGTCATCCAGGATGAAACCCTCAGATATTTCAAACTCAACTACGGTAGCCATTAGGCTCTCGCAAAGACAGGACCAGACTGCCTCTCATACCGTTTGATTTCCCTGATAATCTGCTCCCCGATACGCTGACCGTCAGAACCCATCCCCGCATTGACCGTAATGTTGTAAGTCGAACCCATACCCTTGCCCCGACTCAAAGGCACAACCGCTTCAGGTCCAGCCTCACCTATCAAAGCCATAGTTGGTCCTGTAACGATACCGCCGTCAGCCAGCGCAGGAATATTGACCCTCGGCAAACTGATTTTTCCAAGCTCCCCAATATTGAAGCCAATGGTCTTATCTGGGGCATCCCCGATACCGGGAATTGTAATTGACAGGCGGTTCAAGGCACGAATCATAAAGTTCACGCCAGCGATGATTCCGTTCACAAGACCCTCAAACATAAATATCCAAGTATTGATATACCCCTCTATCAGGTCACCAATGAAGTTTAGGACCCCAAAGAATATGTCTTTCAGCCCCTCCCAGGCGGTCCCCAGAAACTCTACGAATGAAGCCCATACAGCGGGGATGACCTCACCGAACCACCACATGAACCCTTCAGCAAAAGCGGTAGCCGTATTCTTGATGAACTCGAACGCCGTAGTAAAGATTTTCTGACCAATCTCTGTATTGGTGAAGAACCAGATAAGCCCAGCCGTTACTGCGGCAAGCGCGGTAATAATAAGACCCATGGGGTTGCTTTTCATGGCAAAGTTCAAAGCTTTCTGAGCCGCAACTTGAGCCCAGGTCGCCACCGTGGTAGCAATCGAAGCAATCTTGGACCCTACAAGTGCCGCTTTTTCAGCCACCCGTGCGGCGATACCCTTGATTGTGGTCCCGTTCAGCAAGTTAGCGACAATCAACCCAAGTTTTTGGGCTGTGGTATTAGCGTAGGTTGCCCCAGCGGAGCCGTATGTGGCTAAAGCAAAGCCCGCCATAATTCCCTGCCCGATAAGCAAACCGGAACGTAGCAAAGTAAATATTCTAACTGCCGCCCAAACGCTGGCAATCATGATAACCAAAGACTCATCTGTGCCCTCAATCACCTTAGCGACAAACTCCACCACGGGAATCAAAATCTCCATAATCCCAACCAAAAGCGGGAGTGCCTTTTCAGCCAAACCAAGGACTATTGGAGCCAGCGTTGTAATCATAGTTTCAGCGATAGCCAGCAAAGGTGGAGCCAACCGCAGAAACGCATCTATCAGAGTAGGGATGACGCTATCCATTAGTTGCTGGATAATCGTAATAACGGTAGGCAAAGCCAAAATAGCCATGAGGGCGAATAGGTCAGCAATCGCTTTGACAACCGGGACCAGCGCAGGCAATAGCCCAAGCATTCCCTGGAACGAAGCAATCAAAGGTTGAAATACGGCAGTTGCGCCACCGGCACGGTCCCGCAAGGTCCCCATAAAGGTAGCTACCGTCTGTATCGGAACCGATAAGTTACGCACAAACTCAACCAGGTCGCTCAGTCTTGGGTTCAGCTTTTCCCCGATAGAGTCTCCCAGAGATTTTGCCATCTCCTCAATCGGACCGAGCCCCTCAATCGCGGCACGAAAAAACTCGCCAAACTGGTCGTAGATGGGTCCAATCAGGTTTGCCCCGACACGCTGAATTGCGGCAAGCGTATTAGCCATGGCTCCAGAAGTAGAGTCACCCATTTTGAGTGCGGCTCCACCAATCTTGTTTTCCAGAGCATCCTGGAGAATGTCACCAGTTATCTCGCCTGCGGAAGCAAGCCCAAAGATTGCCTCTTCTGACACCCCCATTTCCTCAGCGAGCATTGAAAATATGGGGAGCCCACGGTCCGCCAACTGCTGAAGCTCAGTACGGGTAGCCTTACCGCTAGTCGTGACCTTACCCAGGATGGACTGAATCTCGGTTAGTGGGCGACCAGTAATTGCGGCGGTATCGGCAAGAATGGACAAAGTACGAGTAAGTTCTGCCCCAGGCTTGACCCCTGCCGCAACTGCTTGAGCCGCAATAGTTGCCGCATCGCCCAGACCAAACGCGGTCCCCTTCACAGAGGCAAGCGCAGACTCCATAATTGTTTCAATGGATGCCGCCTCATGCCCCAAACCTTTCAGCATAAACGTGGCTTGCTCAATCTGCTGAAGTCGCTGGAACCCCTTAGTTACGGCAAAGCTCAACCCACCGATTGCGGCTGTAGCGGCACCCGCCGCAACAACCATGCCTGTCCCGATGACCTTATTCAGCAGGTTGGACTTTTGCTGGAACCCGACAAGCGCACGGTTAGCCTCATCCAAACCCTTGAGGTTGGACTTGTAAACAATCGGTATAGTTATGCCCTTAGCCACCGATACGCCTCTCCACTAAATCAACAAACTCATTTATTGTTTTCTCAATGAGCGTAACCATTTCGCCACGCCTGCTAATGAAGGCTTGCCAGACGAACCGACCAGCCTTTTGGTTGGGGTTCTTGAATCTACGGTTGAGTTCCTGGATGAGAGCGGCACCTGAGGCAGTCTTCATGTATGTCCCCTTGGTACCGGCTAGGTCGGCAATCTTGACTGCCGCCTTATTACTCCCCCGCCCGAATACCTCAATGCGAGCTAAAGACTTGCGAGAGCTTGGGGTGACGTAAGCCGTTGCCTTCACAGAGGTAGGCCATGCGGTCCTGCCGGAGTGCCCGCCAAACCCAGAAAGTGGAGGGTTAGCATCACGATTCATAGCATTCTGAATCTTGTTAGCAAACGGTTGAAGGTCTGACTTCAGTTCCTTCACAAAGTATTTGCGTAAATCGGGGTCCAGTTCCTTCATCTCGGATACGAGCTTTTTGATTTCACTCGTATCAACGTGCGCTGTTAGCATGACTCACCCCTACAACCAGTCTACCGCTTGCGCCCCTGATTCTGGTTTTTTGAAATAAGGTAGCGGGTCATTGTCCATAACATCCTGGGCTCTAGCGCCATCAGCTCACGGGGACTAATCCCGGTTTCAACTGAGATGACTGCTATTTGCCAATGAGCACTAGAGTCACCCAGGCCAGTTATTTTTTTGCTTCTGCTTCCGTCACCATATTGACAGACTCGACCCATTTTTCAAAAGTATCTTTGGTATCCCCCGTACGCTTGAGCACGTGCCAAGCCATGAAGAACAAATGAGTCAATCGGACCTCCGTTTGGAGGCGGGTCACGCTCAAGTCAAACTTTGTCTCAAACGCAACCAGGTCAGCCGCAATCGCGGTGACTACCTTTTCTGTCCCGTCAATGAAAATAACTCGTAGGTCAAACGGATTCATCTTATGCTTCAGCCCTTGTGACAGCCCCGGTGACAGGCCATGATACCGATAAGGTAGCTAGGTCCCCAACAGATGATGCGAACGGCTGATACTCCGTCACAAGCACGTTGAAGGTGTAGCTAGGGTTGGTAGCGCCAACTGCTGAGCTTGTCGGCAGGATTACGATTTCCACCGTAGTACCGAGCAAAGGCCAGAGTGTTGCGTCTACCGATGAAGCACCGAAGTCCTGGTGAAAGTCCAGGGACACGGTTCCATCTTTTAGCCCACCGATGCGCTCACGGAAGGTATCACCAAAACTTGTGGTTTCCTGCTCCTCTGAGGATACATCTAATGAGCACGAAGCAAGGCTGGCGCTGAAATCTGTGCCATCCACACTAATGCTGTAATCTGTTGCGACAAACTTTGCCACAGTCATCTCCTAATCTGCGTAAACTGCTACCGCATAATCTGCGGCAAGGTAAATTACCTCACCTAATGATACCGTACCGTAGTTGCTCATTTCGGTCACACGCACGTCATAAGCACTTCCGCCCAAAGTTTTATCTGACTCAATAGCAGACTTGACGGAACTAGCACCATCGTCTGAAGTGTAAGCATCTAGCTTGGCTTGAGCCCTGCGCTCGGACACCCGGGAAGCAAGCAGGGTGATTGTGAAACGGTAAATAGTTAGTCCACGCTGGAAGGCTTCATCATAGTTCACGGTTTCCAAAGCGATGACAGCCATTGGCGGGTTTGGGTTGTCCGGGATATCTATGGAGGTCCTCAGCCCACTAATGGTTGAAAGATTAGTTGCTAACCCGTCACGGAGGTCTGCGATACTCAACCCATTCTCACTTTCCGGTAGGGCGAGAGCATAGCCTCCACGTCTGGGTCAAATCTTGAAACCCTAATCGCTCCGATATCCCCGAAGCCAGCCACCCCCAAAGGTGAGTCATACCTTTTGAACTGGCGCATCGAATACAGGACCGTAGCCTGCTTGATAGCTGTAGGAACGGTAGCCCAACCCCAGGTACCCGTAATCCTCACCGTTGCCTCATTAGCGTTGGTGTTCAAAACACTCCAGATGGGGAATAGGTAATCCCCGATAGCACGAATACGAGTGGAAGGTTGCGTAAGACCGCCAGCTACCCCGTTCAAAGGTTCAAGCTGATAATCGGATGCCGTCCACGTCGTATCAAAACTGTTACCGTCACTTGAAGTTTCCAGAGTCGTCAAACCTTGAAGGTCGTCAATCTGGGTAATGTAAGAATCCTCCGGCATAAACACCCGGGTTGCTGTCCCCACATCGTAAAACACCCGCTCACAATACCCCTCGATTTCACGGGAAGCAGACTCAATCGCCAGTTCGAGCAAAGCGTCATCAACTGTATCGGTAATGCGAAGTGCCGCCTTGACCTCAGCCAAACTTGCGTAACCGTTTTCAATAGCCATATTTACTCCTCATATACAGTTTACTCCACAAAAGGGAACTACCCCCGGGTGACCTACGGACCCGGGGGTAGAACTCTTTACCAGGAACTAAGCCTGGACGAGGTGCTTGACGTGACCCGCGTGAGTCAATTTGCCGTCAAAGCGGTAGACGAACCGGTATGCGGTTACGTCGTTGGCGAAGTAAGCATCCGTTGAGGTTGCTACATCCAGCCCAGTCGTGACCAACTTGTAAGAAGGCATGTGACCGAACAGCACAGTTTTCTCATCGGTGGCAATATCTGCCATTGCTGGGTTTTCTGTGATGGTGTATCCGAGCAGACGGTCAGGTCCACCGACCTGTGGGTCATAAATGTATGCCCCGTTACCATCCTTGAGCTGACGGATAGCAGCAATGGTGCTGCCGTTCGCCATGAAGCCAACGCCAGGAAGTCGGCGAACTGCGCCATCCGTGGAGTAAGCAAGGTCAATCAGCTCATCTGCGGTAATAGCAGTAGCGGAAGCGGCAGTTACACCGAGTCCTGAAGCTACAACAATTCCCTCAGTTTCGGAAGAACCTGAACCTGTGGTTGCGAGAGCGTTCACCCGAGTACCGATTGCGTTACCTGCTTGGTCGGCAATGGTTCCCTGGATATCGAACCCAGCGTCATCGAGCAGTTCATTCGCAATTTTCACGATGAAGGCTTGCTTGTATGGCTGGAGCAGAACCGAACTGAAGGTTGGCTCATCGTCACTAATCGCGCCACCCTCGGCTACCTGAGTGGCAGACGAGTAAGCGGTCATGGTTGGGATACGAAGGTCCGACCCGTTAGCACGCTGGATAACCTCAGAAACATCGAGCATAGGACCGACCAGGCGAGCGAGTGCGTAAACGCGGGACAAGAAGTCCACGGGTACGGTGTTCACTCCACCTACAAGGGTTGCGCGGGTTTCAGCGTTGGGGATGAAGGAGTGGCTACGAACCTCTCCACGCGACAAGGACCTGAAAACTTCAGCATCGTTGCGTGCTTCTTCAACTGGAGCAAATCCGCGTGCGGCTTCAGCGACCTCAAGGGTGCGGTCAGCGTTGCGCTTTGCTACTTCAATAGCCTCATCAGCACGAGTGATGTCACTCTCGATGCGACCAATTTTTTCAATCTCAGCAGAGTCAAGCCCACGGCTTTCAGTTTCGGCACCCTCAATGACCTCACGGATTTGCGAAGTAAGGTTGGCGCGAATCTCCTGCTGAGTCTTTACGAACTCAGACAATGTATTCTCCAATGTGTTTGGTTTTGTATGGATTGCCCAGGGTGGTTCCACTCACTGGCGCTGGTCGGCAGAGCACACTCACAATTCCGACAACTCAAGTGTACCAGGATTACTACTTA